TGCGAAGTTGACGCCGTTTCTGCCCTTCATGATCTCGGCTCCCGGTACCGGTGCGGGTGCGACGTCTTCCGCTGAGTCCTCCTCGGTCGTCTCGGACGTCTGCGCCTGGATGGCCGCGAGAATGATATCCATGTCGGCGATACTGATAGCGCCAGACTCTATCGCCGAGGCGACTGCCGCGACGTCGATACCGCCCTCACCGTCATCCTCGGCGCCTTGGTTCTCCGCGTCCTTGTCATCGTCGTCGGCGAAGTTGCCGGCGGCCTCGGCGGCCTTGGCCTTCTCTTCGTCGGTGAGTTCGGCGGGTGCTTGCTGTTCGGTCATGATCGTCTCGGCCTCATCGGGGAACTTGAAGAGCAGGAAAGCGCGGGTGTCGCGTCGGACCGATCCTAGCGCCGGGTTGGTGGGTTGACTAGAGAAGTCGATCGCGAACGTCGCACTTGCGACACCGGCGACGCTCGGGTCGTTGGTGCGGTCGTTGACCTCGCCGGCCATGAGCATCGGGAGCTCGAGGTAGGGCGCCTCGTGGTCGAGTAGCGCGAGGCCGTTGATCTTGGGCGCGCCGTCGGGCTCGAAGATTTCGACCGAGCGGTAGGGGTAGCGCATCTTGCCGAGCTCGTCGGCAAGGTGGGAGTCGGTGACGATGAGGTCGGCGTAGATCGCCGTGAGGCGCTTGCCCTTGAAGCTCAAGGGTGCAGCCTCGAGAACGCGGAATACGCCGGCGCTCTGGACGGCGTCGGTCTGGTCGGTCGCCGGCTCGTGGTGCCTGGTATGGAGCGGCGGAAGATGCCCGTCGCGCTCGCCGGCCTTGGCCTCGGCGACTGCCGCCGCGATCCACTCCGCATCGAACACGAGCTCGCCGCGGGTACATTCCGCGAAGATCGGAACGCGATGAAAGATCGTCGCCACATCGGTCTTGGTGACCTCGAAGCCGGGCGCCTCCATGGTTGCGGGTGTCATGTTGCGCGGAGCCTAGCACGGCCGCGGTGTCGCAAGTGCGACTTTCGCCTATTCGGCCGGCGCCTGGTCGCTCTCGAGGACCTTGCGAACGCCCTCGCGTATCGCCCTGCACGGCCGCCTGATCTCGTCGTTTATGATCCGGTAGACGCTGGCGCGGTGCATCGGGACGCGATCGGCGACGGCCTTGACACCGTCGCGGAAGACGAGGCGCTTGAACGGCTCACGTAGCTCGTCCCACTTCGCCGGGATCATGAGGCGCCGCCGAGGGCGATGTCGGGCCGGCCGCCGTGTCGGAAGCCCTCGTCAGGACCGGCGCCTGGTGGGATAGGGGACGGTATGACCTTACCGGCCTTGTCGACGCGACCCATGCGCCGGAGGTCGGCGCTCGTGAGCTCGTCGACTTCGCACCGGCAGTTGTAACCGAGCGGCGGCGCCAGGCGTCGCCATTCCGTATCGTCAACGGCGAGAATGATGCCATCGGCCGCGCCGTGGTTGCTGCGGGTGTCTGAATCACCGACGGCCGTGAAACGGAAGGCCGGGGTGACGGCCTTGATGTCGGGGTCGTTGGCCTGGCGGAACCTTCCGGCGGTGACGGCCGTGTTGAGATTCGTGCGGAACGCCATGCGCGCGTATCCCTCGGTCCATGCTGCGGTCTCCTTGCGGACGCGGTCGACGCCGAACTTGAGCGAGCGGCCGACCTCGCGCTCGGGGATGCCCTCGCGGGCGGCCTTGGTGATGAGCTCCTGCGCGCGCTTGGTGACCTCGGCCTCGGCGCTCTTGGCGAAGGCGACGACGTGGCCCTCGCCGTAGAGTTGCGCGATGCGGCCGGCGGTCCGCTCGGCGGCGTTGCGGAGCGTCACCGGGACCCGGTCGACGAGATCCTTGACCGACTGCTCGAAGGTGACGCTCGAGAGGATCTTGGTAGTCGAGGTCTCGGCGAACGTGATGAGCCGGCGACGGTCGGTGGTGAGGTTGGCCGCCAGGATGCTCGACGCGCGCCTTAGCGTCGAGAGGGCTCCCAGTATCTCGGCCTTGCCCATTGACTCGGTGACCACCTCCTCGAGGCGCGTACGTGCTGCGCGGGTTTGTGGTTTGTTCTTGAGCACGACCGCGACCAGGTAGTCGCGGAAGGCTTCAATGTAGCGCGCCGCCAGGCGCGTGTTTATGTCCTCGAGGACGGCATCGACGTCGAACTCGGCCAAGCTACGCGCCCCCCTTGAAGCGGCCGCCGCCGAAGTCGGGCGCGGCGGGGATGCCGCTACCGCCGTCGATGACCTCCTCCCCAGGCTCGGGCCTCGAAAAACCGGTCTGCTCGAGGAGCTCGCCAAGCGAGAGGTCGACGCCGATACCATTGAGCACGGCCGCGACGTTGGCGCGTTCCTGGGGGTCCTGCCTTTTTTCTTGCGTGATATGAAAGAACGGACACTCCTCGGATATGCCGAGCTCGACCAGGTTGGGCCGGTTGCGCGTCCAGATACACCGGAGGAGCGAGCGCGATAGAGTTTCCTGCAAGGTCTCGCGGTCGAACTGGATGAGCGCCTCGGTGCTGTTCTCTTGGATCTCGGCGAGCGCGTAGCTCCCGCCCTCGCTCGCCGCGGTCGTGAGGTTGGCGCCCATGACGAGCGTGTAGATCGTTGTACGGAGCTCGGTGCGAATCGTCTCGAGGAGTTGCCAGCCGTCACCGCCGCCGTGCATGATCTCGACGTCGTCGCTCTTGTCGTAGACCAGGACGTGCCGCGCTCGTAGGTCCTCGAGCATCGCGACCCACTCGGCGATGAGCTCCTCGTTGGGGAGACCGGTCTCGGCGTCGCGCGCGCCGTCGATCTTCGCGGTTAGGATGCCCTGCGCGAATTTCTCGACGGCCGCCATGCTCTCGCTAAGTACGTGCTCTTTGCTGTACCAGACGAAACCAAGCGCCTCGCGCAATGCGGTACCGTGGCCGAGACTGGCCTCGTCGTCTTGGTAGACGTGCTTGATTGTGTGCAAAGCGTCGAGCCGCGTCTCGGGGATGAACTCCACCTTGCCGACGTCCCAGCGTTCCCAGTGCGCGGATAGGTCGCCCTCGTCGTTGTGCGGGACAATCCTGAACATGCGCTTGTCAACGTCCTCGAGCCTGGTCGGTACCCACCAGGTCCGCGGCTTGCCGTCGCCGAGCCGGAGGATGCGCGGCTCGCCGTGGATCCGCGCGAAGCGGGCGCCGGAGAAGAACGCCCGCGCGAGGTTCATCCGCGCGGCCGTGAAGCCTTCGATCTCCTTGAGGAGCTCGGTGCCGACGTGAACGGCGCGCCGGCCGAGCTCGGCGGTCTCGTCTCGAGGGACGAGCGACCAGTCCTTGCCCGCGATCAAGTGCCGACGGTAGCCGACGGCGTGCCTGATATCGGCGTCGCGCAGCATCTTCTCCTCGACCTCGGGATCGCGGAGGAGCCATAGGCTAGGGTCGTGGAGCTCAACGGCGTTTCGGTAGACGCTGGAAAGCGCGCGCGTGTAGAGGTTGCGCGCCTGGTTGCGGAGTCTGATTTCCTGGCTCATGTCGGGAGGCCCTCGAAGCGGTCGGCGTCGAGGTCAAGGCTACCGGGCGGCCTGGCGACCGTCCAGTAGGCTCGGCGGTTCCGGTCGGCCCATCTCCTCACGCCACCGCGGCGGCGCCGGTGAAGAGGTCGATCGCGGTGGTGACGCTCACCGGCTCGCCTCGTAGTCGGCGGCGACGGCCTGGCCGACGTCGGTCTTGGCGACGTTCCGGCAGACGAGGCCGAAGTAAGCGCGGAGCTCGCTGTTGAGCTCGAGCTCGGCGAGCATCGAATCGGCCGAGCGGCCGACGGTGAGGGCGAAGCGATCGAGGACCGCGGGAGCGACGACGGCCTCGGCCGTGGTCAAGGGGAGGGAGGCGGCGACGCCGGCGAGGCGGCTTTGCTGTTGGTGGTTCATCGTGAGATGCTCCGGGTTTGAAGGGCGACCGGCCGGCCGGAGGGGCGCGCGTCCATGGCGCCGGCGGCGAAGGTCAGGAGGGCGAGGAAGATCAAGGCGCGCTTCATGCGTGTCAGTAGACACTAGTTTACATCGGGTGTCAAGCGCCCCCTCTTGGTTTTTATTCGAGGCCCTCGAGGTTGCTCATGCGGCCGAGCCTACCGGGCCGCCTGGCGGCCGTCTAGTCCTCGTCGTCGCCGTAGGCGCCCTTGGCGACCTTCTCGGTGATCTTGGCCTTGGCCGGGCGCTTGAAGAACGCGAAGCCCTCGTCGCGGTCGGACCGCTCAACCGTCGCCGTCATGGTGACAACGTCGCCGCGGTCGACCTCGTTGCGGATCGAGCTCGGGAGGGTTCCCCAAGCAACCCACTCGCCGCCGTCCTCGGTCGCGACGACGATCGTGCCGACCAGGCGGGCGCCGAAGTCGCTGTAGCGGGTCTCGACCTTGACGATCTTGCCGGTGAGCTCGAAGCGCCCCTCGGGAGCCGGGCGCCGGTCGGCCTCGCGCTTGGCCTCGCGCTCGACCTTGAGCTTGGCGTTCTTCTCCTCGAAGGTGACGCGGCCGTAGCCGTTGGCCTCGCACCAGTCGCGTTGACGCTCGAGGCTCGCCTCGCGCCGCTCGGCGGCCGCGGCCGCGCGCTTGTCGGCCTCGCGCTTGTTGGCCTTGAGGCGTTGCGCGACCTTCTTGACCGGCGTGAGGGTGACGTAGCGGGAGTTGCGGCCCTCGCAAGCGTAACAGACGCCGTGATAGGGCGAGTAGATGCCGGTGCCGCCGCAACGGTGGCATACGTGGGTCTCGCGGACCTTGTCGCCCTCGACGATCTCGAGGTAGTCGATGCCGTTGGCATCGAGCCAGGCGTAGGCGTCGGCGGTCGTGCGGATGGTCTTGGGGGCGATCGAGTTGTTGTTGCTGGTGCTCATGCGGACAAGTAGACACTAGTTGACGCGGGGAGTCAAGCGCCTCCCCTTGGTTTTTTTTAGACCTCGACGCGGTAGAGGTTGCAATGCGCGCAAGCCGAGAAGACGGCCGCGCCGCGCGTGATCTGGGCGACGGCCTCGTTGAGGTCGCCGGCGCGGTGCTCGCGGTAGCCGGCCTCGAGGAGGCCCTCGAGGACGCGCTCGCGCTCGCCGTCGGTGACCTCGCGCCGCGTGAAGAGGTAGCCGATGCCGGAGACGGCGACGGTGCCGTCGGCGAGCGTGACCTCGCGCCGGTGGTAGTTGGTCGAGTCGGTCATGCCGTCGAAGCTCTTGCCCTGCCAGGCGCCGGCGATCTCGTCGACCTCGGAGGCCGTCGGGCCGTCGACCCATGAGAGGTTGAGGGTGCCGTAGCCGGTACCGCGGCTCATGCGCCGGGCGAACTTGACGCCGGGGAACGCCTTGCGGAGAACCTTGACGAGGGCCTTCGCCGAGTCGACCGGGTTGAGCTCGACGAGCCCGGCCCGTCGCTTGGCTAGTTTATAGCTGTTCGGGTCGAATCCCGGCCGGAACCAAGCCCATACGCGCCCGTCACTGTTGACCGCCTGGCCTTCGTCGGCCGGGAGACCGAGCGCGCCGGTCACGTAATGACGCGCGAAGGACCGCTCGACGAGCCAACCGCCGAAGCGTAGGCCGCGCGACCAGACGACGACCGTGTCGTCGCTGGCGAAAGTGCGGGAGGGGGAGACGGCGACGCTGTTGGCGTTGGTGCTCATGCAGACAAGTAGACACTAGTTTACGTCGGGTGTCAAGCACCCCTTCTTGGTTTTTATTCGAGGCCCTCGAGATCGTCTGGAACTACCGGCGGCACCGGGGTCGCGAGCCGGCGGGAGACCTCGAGGAGCGCCGAGGATCGTCGCCAGAGGCGCTCGAGCTCGCCTGGCTCGATGACGTCGCGAGACGCGCGGAGCGTCGCCTCGAGTGATCTGGAGATATTGAGAAGGCGCCGGGCGACGGCCGCGCGCATGAGCTCGGTGTAGTTGTCCATGCCTGAGCCATCGACCAGGCGAACTCGAGACTTGAGCTAGGGCCGCCAGCGACCGGCGCGATCCTTGCCGGGCTCGATGAGTGGCGGCCGCTCGCTCGGATTGGTGCGTCGGTATTCGTCGGAGTCAATCGAGAGCGTCTTGGTGCGCGGCTGTAGAGCTCGTTGAGCGCCGACCGGGTGCGCCTTGAGCCATGACCAGGCGCCGCTCGTCGCGTCGGCCTCGTCGACTCGTTGCGTGCCGTCACCGGGGAAGCCCTCGACGATATCGAGATATGCCTGCGTCCAGGTGCCGGCAATGAGCCGGATGCCGTCGCGTTGCTCGGTGACTGGCTTGGCGGCGTCCTCACCCCACCAGGGAACGCGCGTGCCGGTGTAATGGTCGATCTCGGGACCTTCACCGCGCCTCGAGTAGCCGCGCTCGAGACAGGCCGCGACCGGGTCGCACCGGGCCGCCTTGCTGTTGCTCGAGCTCGGCGCGCGGACGACGTAGACGCGCTCGCGATCGTCGAGCTCGGCGCGCGGCCGCGCGTAGACACACTTGATCCCGTGGACCTTGAGCTTCTCGGCGATGCTCTCGACCTGGGCGACGCCGCCGCTACCGGGCTCGATCTCGAGGCCGACCGTGACCGTGCGGCCGTCGCCTCGAGCGACCGCGACGATACGCGCATCACGCTGACCTGGCGTCGCCTTGAAGCTCGCGCAATGTTCGACGGCGTAGACGCCGGAGCGGTGCCGCGCCATCTTGACACCGGCCGTATGCGCGGCGCCCTCGCTCACCGAGGCGGCGAGGTCCCACCACCGGACGCGACGACAATCCGCGGCCGGCCAGGCGTCGCGCTCCTCGAGGAGCGGGCCGAACCACTCGAGCCGGAAGTAGTCGCCAGGCTCGCGGGCTCGCCAGTCGCCGCGGAGGAGTTGCTCGCGCGTCGTCGGGTGGAGATGCTCGAGGCCGGCGATGTATGCGTCGCGGTCGATGTATGGATTGTCGACGACGCGAGCCGGGAAGAAGTCGAAGCCGTTACCGTCGAGCATGACGTCGAAGTCCTCGGCGACCCACGGATGACCGGGGCCGCCGGGGTTCGTCGCGCTCAAGGTGCGGAGCGGGACGTCGCTGGTCGTACTGCGCCGGATGCGCGAGAGACCGACGTATCGGTACGGCCGGCGGTCGGGGAATTGCGTGAGCTCGTCCCATGCCGAGAACTGGAACTCGGCACCCTGGTAGCGCCGCTCGTCGCCCTCGTGCTGCAAGTAGGCGAAGGTGATCTTGGCGCCGCTCGGGAAGCGGAAGGTCTTGTTGGTCCCGTCGTAGTGGACGCCGGGCTTGCCCTTCCACCAGTCGAGCGCGCGGTCGAGGATGGCGCCCGGAAGGGCGAGGTCGGTGTAGGTGCGACGGAACAGGATGCCGGCGTAGTCGCCGCGGTCGACGTACTGCGCGGCCGCCATGAGCAAGGCGTCGGAGTTGTGCGTCACGATATGGCCCTCGCCTACGTAGAGCCCGGCCGGGTTGCTGACGGTGATGCACACAGCCTCGGCGCGTCGGGTCTTCTCGATGCTGACCACCGCGCGCATGAGCTCGGCGCCACCGTTCCACCGGTCGAGACACCTCTCGCGCTTGCGGGGGAGCCGGAACACCGCCGACGTCTTCCGCATCCAGACGCGCACCGTGTAGCTCGGGCGACCTTCGAGGCGTTCGCCGTGCAACGTGTAGCGGGTGATACGCTCGCGAACGCGCGCTTTACCACCGAGGCCGCGCACCAGGTCGCGAACGTCCTCGGCAAGCTGGCGGCTCGTCGACGTGTAGTAACACCGGCCGCGCGTGTCGACCGTGCCGTCGGTGTCCATGAGGCCGCGGAGGACCTCGAGGCGGTAGTCGATCGGCGCGGTCTGCACGTATGCGGGAATGAACTTCTCCCACGATCGGCACGCGCCGAGCTTGTTGTTGCGGACCCACTGGCGCCATTGCTTCGCCAGGTCGCCGACGATCCCGAAGCTATCAGGTTCGGCATGTTGCGAGCATCCGAGCTCGAGGAGGTAGTCGCGGATCTCGGGGTCGACGGTGGTGACGGTCCCGTTGCGGCATCCGTCGCCGAGATACAGCCCGACGAAGTAGGGCGGCAGCCCTGTACCGGTGCGACCGTTGACCGTGAAGAGGACCGGCTCCGTCAACGGGACACGGGGTTGCTCACCGCGCTCGATGAGCTCGAGGAGCTCGCCGGTGTCGCCGACCCGTAGCGTCGCCCACCGGTCGCCGGTCCGCGGCTCGGTGCCGAGGTTGTCGGCCGCGTATTCGCGCTGCGTCGACGCCTTGGTTCCGGGGCGTCTGCCAACGCGGCCGCATCGCTTGTAGGCCCATAGGTGTTCGAGGCCGACTTCGATCGAAGCGCCGTCGTCGGTGGTGATCTTGTAGATATCGCGCGACCCCTGGGGGTGGACTGCGATAACGCGGCACGAGCCGCCGGTTGTGGGGTCGGTCACGGCGTCGCCGACCTCGAGGTCGCCGATCGGCCGCCACCCTTTAGGAGTGAGCACGGGGGAGTCCATCGGCGAGAGCTTACCACCACCGGCGGAACCGCCGTAGAGCGCCTGATAGACCTCGGGGCCGGCGCTCTCCGGTCGATCAAGGTGACCGCGGAGAAAGTGCCATTGCATCGGAAGCGGGAAGTGACCGCCAAGATATGGGTTGCCGATGATCCCTGGGCAGAGCGCCGCGTAGGCGTCGAGGATCTCATCGCGCGCCTGGTGCTCGAGCTCGTGCCGATCGGTCACCGATCGCCGAGGCGATTGACTAGCCGGCCGTGCCGATCTCGAGCAGACCTGGCGCCCGCGAGCAAGTCGACGTCATCGCCGGCCTCATCCTCGAGACGCGTCGCAAGCTCGTCGGCTTCGACGATCTCGGCCTTCGCGGCCTCGATCTTGGTGGGCTCGGTGGTCTCGACCTCGAGCGGGTCGGGCTCGGTGGTCTCGACCTCGAGCGGGTCGGGCTCGGTGGTCTCGACCTCGAGCGGGTCGGGCTCGGTGGATTCGGGGGTCGTGGTCTCGCCGTTGGTCATGATAGAAGCTCCTCGACGGCCGCGGCCGCCTTGTCCTCGGCTATCTTGACGACGACATCGGCCGGTTTCAAGTCGGCAAGCGCGCCGAGTTGCGTGCCGCGCTCGCGCGCGATCGTGACCAGGCGCTCGAGATGCTCGGCGAGCGTCGGCGCACCGGTGCCGTCGGCGGTGACCGGCGGTGCCTGGGGGATCGCGCCGGCGCCGAGCTCGAGGTTGATGAGCGCCTTGTCGATAGGACCGCATAGACGGTCGATCAAGACCTTGGCCGCCGCCGCGTCACCGCGTGACGCTCGCGACGCCAAGCCCTTCGTCGCGAGCCAGACGAGGTCCGAGAGCTTGACGCCCGCCTCCCTGGCCTTGGTCCGACATACCGACATGAAATCAAGCGACCCTTTGGGACGGCCGGGACCTGCGATCTTGTGGCCGGGCAACAGCCGGCCGGTAACCGGGTCGCGGTTACGTGGGTCGGCGCTCTCGTCGGGATCGAGCCATGGCTCGCCCGCGTCGATGTCGCGACGATCGCGGCCTGGCCGCCTGTCGATGGTATGTTCGCGATCATCGCGGCGGCTGGCTTTGGTAGCCCGTTTCGCCCCTTTGCCTGATACGCCCGCGCTTGCGTCGGTCTCGGTCGCCATGCCGTTACTGTAGCAAAGCCATTTCAGCCGCGCTACCGACGTCGATTAACGTGGCCTTCTCGCCCGTCAACGCCTCCCACCGCGCGATGGTGACGTCGCAATACGCCGGGCTGATCTCGATGCCGTAGCAGGTTCGGCCGAGTTGTTCGGCGGCGATCAGGGTGGTGCCGGAGCCGAGGAAGGGGTCGTAGACGTTGGCGCCGCTCGGGGTTACTCCCAGGATTTCGGTCAGTAGCCCCACGGGCTTTTCCGC